TTTAATACCGGAAAAAGCAAGTTAACGCACCCAACGCAAAAACCAATTGCCTTGCTTGAATACCTTATCCGTACCTACACCAACGAGGGTGAAACCGTCCTCGACTTCACGATGGGTAGCGGTAGCACTGGAGTAGCGTGTATGAACACTAACCGCAACTTCATCGGCATAGAGCTAGACGAGAAGTATTTTGAGATAGCAAAAGAAAGGATAATGAGCTATGACCAACTATAATGAAAGACTAGATAAGGCAGAGAATGACCAAGATTGACCTACGGCAAGGTGATTGCCTAGCCGAGATGGACAAACTCATAGAGCGTGGTGTTAAGGTAGATATGATACTCACCGACCCACCATACGGGAAGATAAAGAATATACCAAAGAATGGTGAGTGGGACACGCCTATTGAGTTTAATTCTATGTGGGAGCGTATAGAAAAAATAATTAAGCCAAATGGGTCTGTAGTACTGTTTGGGAATGAGCCATTTTCTAGCGGGGTAAGGCTGTCATCTAAGTTCTATAAATATGACTACAAATGGGATAAGTTAGAAGGTGGTTCTCCGTTTCTGGCAGGCAAACAGCCGCTAAGGCAGTACGAGGACATAATGGTGTTCTATAACGGTCAGTGTGTCTTTAACCCACAAATGGTACTAAGGGATAAGCCGATAAAAGTCGGCAGCTTAAAAAAATCTAACTACCAAAAGGATGAGTCTAAGCTATTAGAATTAAAAAAGAAGTCGTATACACATAAGAACCCTACTAATATTTTGAGATACAGGAAGATTAAGAATGGAGCATTACACCCAACCCAAAAACCAGTAGCCCTGCTAGAATACCTAATAAAAACCTATACCAACGAAGGTGAAACAGTCCTAGACTTCACAATGGGCAGCGGCTCTACTGGTGTAGCGGCAAAGAACTTAAATCGTAACTTCATAGGTATAGAACTAGACGAAGAATACTTTGAAATAGCTAAAGAGCGTATAAAGGAGGCAAACCAATGCTTGAGCATATACGCCACAGCAACCTTATTGAGGGCATAGATAACCCTGATGAGGATCTGCTTAGTATGGCTGCATGGGAGTGGCTGATTGGTACTGTAGGCCATAAGCCCGGCACAATGAGCATCACGGTCATACTCAACCTACATAAGCTGATAACCATAAATCAGTTACCGCCTCATGAGTGTGGCCAGTTTAGGCAAATACAGGTATACGTGGGTAACCACATACCGCCTAGCGGTGAGATCATGCAGGCTGAGATCTATGGCTGGGGTATGGATATGATCCAACGCTGGCAAGAGCTAGAGCCAAAAGATATGCACGTTAGGTTTGAAAAGATACACCCCTTTGTTGACGGCAATGGCCGTACTGGTCGTATGTTGATGTGGCTACATGAGTATTGGCTAGGCCGTGAGCCCACGCTAATACGCTCAAATGAGGCTGACAGGCACTATTATTATCAGTGGTTTAGGGAGGCAAACAGTTGAAAAGTAAGCCCTGCAAAACATGTGGCAACGCATGGCACACCAAAGCATTTTGCCCACGTAACCGCAAGCCTATCAAGCAATTTGGCAAGCAGGGCGCACGTTGGCTCAAGTACCGTGAGCAATGGATTAAAGAGCACCCAGCTGATCCACTCACTGGCCGTTGGGTATGTGCCTTGCAGATAGCACCAAACTGCCACCGCACCATGACTATCAAGCACCTTACGTTAGATCACAAGATACCACGCTCAGCCGCACCACACCTGCGCTATGTTGATGCCAATATCCAACCTGCCTGCTGGCCGTGCAATACGCTCAAGGGCAGTAAAAAGATGGGGTATGAGCTCAGGCAAATCAAGCCAAATGGCACGCTAGGCACGCAAGATTTATCAGATAGCACTAGCGGTAACGTGGTATAATAAGTATATGGAAAATCGCACCCTCAACGTTACTATCACCAAAAAAGACATTGTAGCCCGGCAGTGTGATCATTGCGGTACTAAAACTATGCAGGTTGGTAAAGAGGGTAATACATGCTTACAGTGCATTGCTGATGGCGGTGGCTGTTGTAGCATTAAATTGTATAATCGTTGGCAGGATGCAGACGGTAAGCCACTTGATGTGGCACGTGGCAAACCAATAAAGTAGGTAATAATATGGCTAGGTACGAACCAACAGGCAAACCATTTAAAAAGCCCCTCAAGTTTAAGAGCGTTGAGGAGCTTACTAAACGTATTGATGAGTATTTTGCAAGCCTCTATGATTACGCCCGTGACATGTGGGGTAACCGGCTCAAAGACAAAGACTATAAGCCTCAAGACGGTGATGAGGACAACCCATTTGCTGGTTGGGTAATGAAAAAGGTAAAGGTGGCTACTGTCACTGGATTGGCTGTATACCTAGATACTACACGTGATACATTGATGGATTATGAGAATGGTACGTATGATGATCGTGATGCAGATGGTAACGTAATTGAGCTAACAGAGGTAGAGCAAGAATATAACGATCAAGTGGCAAAGTATTCCGACACTATAAAGAGAGCCAAACAGATGATTTATGAGGACACTGAGCAACAGCTTTATAAATCAGGTGCATCAACAGGAGCAATCTTTAGCCTCAAAAACAACTATGGCTGGCGTGACAAAGTTGAGCATGACCTCAATAATCCTGATGGCAACCTAAACCCATTTGGTAAGCTGACCGTTGAGGAGCTTAGAAAAATTGCAGAGGGGTAGGCCATGCAACCTGATAGGCTTGAGTACATCCGCAAGCAGGCCAAGTGTGAGTTAGCTAGGCGCTCATTTTGGGATTACTGCAAGGTGCAAGCACCTGAGTTTTACCTAGATGATCGAGCATACCTACGTGACATCTGTGAGCAGATACAGGCATTTACTGAGCAGGATATTGAGCGTATCCTGATACTCAACATGCCACCACGCCACGGTAAGAGCCGTACTGGTACTAACCTAGCCCCATGGCTGTTTGGTGAAAACCCACTGCTCAAGATCATGACCGGCTCATACAATGAGACGTTGAGCACCACGTTTGCTAAGCAGGTGCGTGACACCATACAAGAGCAGAGCGCCGGTGGCCGTATTGTCTATGGTGATATATTCCCTAACACTAAGGTCAAGTACGGTGAGGCCAGCATGAGCCTATGGTCACTAGAGGGTAGCAAGCAAAAGAGCTACCTAGCAACGTCACCAACTGGTACAGCCACAGGGTTTGGTGCTGACTACCTCATCCTAGATGACATCATCAAAAGCGATAAAGAGGCGTTTAACCAGACCATACTTGATGGCCATTGGGATTGGTTTGTCAACACCATGATGCAGAGGCTTGAGGCTGGTGGTAAAGTCATTGTGATTATGACCCGGTGGGCTACCAATGACCTTGCTGGCCGTATATTGGCTAAGTACGGTGCGCTGGTCAGGCACATCAACTACAAGGCCGTGCAGGATGATGGCACTATGCTGTGTGATGACATACTAAACCGTGCAGACTTTGAATTAAAGACCAAAGAGATGGCACGTGAGATTGTTGAGGCTAACTATAATCAAACGCCTATTGATATTAAGGGTAGGCTGTATGACCGCTTGCTCACCTACTCCAGCCTGCCTGCTGGTGAACACGTTAAACGCAACTACACTGATACCGCTGATAAAGGTACTGACTACCTATGTAGCATGGATTACATAGAGCACAACCATGAGGTGTACATTACTGATGTGGTGTTTACTGATGCTGCCATGGAGGTGACTGAGCCTGATGTAGCTAAGATGCTCAACACAGATGGCGTGGTCAGTGCAGTGATTGAGAGCAACAATGGTGGCCGGGGCTTTGGTCGTAACATCAAACGGTTGCTTGAGGAGCGGTACAATAACTATGCCTGTCAGATCATTGATAAAAATCAAACCTCAAACAAAGAGGCTAGGATATTATCATCAAGTGCATGGGTGGCACAGCACGTATTTATGCCTGAGAATTGGGAGCACCGTTGGCCTGAGCTGTACAAGCAGATTATGGATTATCAGAAAAAAGGCCGTAACAAACATGATGATGCAGTGGATGTATTAGCAGGTATTTATGAGCAGGTCACTAATAATGGTGGCGGTGTTGTGCGTATGAGCCTATAAAGCATATACAATTTACATAGTCAAGTGATATGATAATAGCAAAGGGTAAAAGGCATGGCGAAACTACCAAAGATAACGATACCAAAATTGTCAATCAGCAATGAGCATTGGGTGATATTTTTACTGTGGTTAGCACCACCAACTGTGGCCTATATATGGTCATATGATTGGCGTGCTGCGCTCACCGCCTTTTTAGTCACACAAATAGTAGTGGGTATTATCAAAGAGAGGTATAGCTGATGGGTTACATACGCAATGCTGCCAAACAATTTGGCACAGTCAACAAAGAGTTAGGTGAGCCTATCGCTCAAATGGTAGGCAACAATAGGCGGTTTAGGCAACGTGTTAAATCTGCTGACGGCCTGCTTGCTGATTATGCAGGCTATGTAGCACGCTGTATTGATGTGATTGGCCGTGACACTGGCCGTGTTGAGATGTTTACTGAGCAGGTAGTCAATGGTGTATGGCAACGCAAAACCCATCAAGGGATGACAACTATATTGCAGGGTACTAAAGATAGCCCTAGCCTGACGTTTATGCTCACTGGTACAGCCGTATACCGCCAAATGTTTGGTGAGGCTTTTTGGTATGTCAACGTGCTAGAGACATCACGCAAGCCGGTTGACCGTTTGCTGTTGTACCCACACCGCATGAAAGTTGTGGCTGATAGTGATGGTAAAGTAGTTGGCTATGTGTACACCACACCTAAAGGCACTGAGATACCGCTACGCCCTGATGAGATCATCCACTTTAAGATGTTTAACCCATCAAACCACATGCGTGGTGTAGGGCCGCTACAAAAGGCTGGCCTCTATGTTGATGCTGAGCGCAACACGGTTGAGTACGTTGCTAACTTTATTGATAACAACGCTACCCCTACTGGTATTATCGTACTGCCTGCATCCACTGCTAAGCCTGATTTTGATGCATTTGAGATACAGTGGCGTGAAAAATACGGCGGCTCAAACAACGCTGGTAAGACTGCCATACTGCAAGCTGACGGTGTTGACTACAAGCAGATCAGTAGCAACCTCAAAGACATGCAACTCAATGACCTCAAGCAGATGAGCATTGATGACATCCTAGCCATGTTTGGCGTGAGCAAATACATGATTGGTATGACTGGTGACGGTGGCCTAGGCCGTGACATTGCCAAAACGTTTGAGTATATCCATAACGCTCATGTGATCGATCCTGAGGCACATGACATAATTGATACGCTCAATGATGCATTTGAGGGCTATTTTGCTAGTGAGTATTGGGCTGACACCATGACCAATGGTAAGTGGCGTGTATGGTATGTGAGCCCTATCCCTGAGGATGAGGACGCTATCAATAACCGCCTCACTAATGGCTCAGATGTTATGAGCCTCAATGAGCGGCGTGAGATGATTGGCCTGCCACCTGTGACTGGTGGTGACATTATCGTAACTGCTGACGGCACTGAGATTAGTACATCAAAGGGCAAAACGTTTAAGGTAAAGGTCAAGACTGTGGGTAAGTCCACTGAAACTGAGGATAAACCTATTAGTTATCCACAGCATAAGACGTATGAGCAAAAAGAGAGCTACCGTTTACGCATCCAAGACAAGCAAACAGCCTATGAAAAGCGCTACAAAAAGATCGTGGCTGGGTTTATTGAAAAGCAACTCAAGCAAGTCATTGAGGATATTGCAGGCCACAAGTCAGTTAAGAGCATGATGGATGGTAACCTCAACCCTGCTAAGCAGGCTGATGAGCTGACTGATCTGAGCATTGGCGTATTTATGGACTTGCTACAAGAGCAGGGTGATTTGGCTATCAAGTATGCTGGTGGCACTGAAAAGTTTGTGCTCACACAGGATAATAAAAACTATATCCGTGAGAGCCTACAACGTGCACACCTTAGCTACAATGAGGATATTGTTGATAGCATTGGTAAGGCAGTGAGTGCTGGATTAGCTGAGGGTGATAGCCTACCACAAATTGGCAAGCGTGTCACTGCTGAGTATGACAGTATCAAGGGCTACAAGATGACACGCCTAGTACGTACTGAAACATTAAAGGCCAGCAATGAGGCTACCGTATATGGTTACTCACAATTAGGTATTACCCAAAAGGAGTGGTTTAACAACCCCGGTGCTTGTGACTACTGCCAAGAGGTACAGGGCATGGGTGCTATCAGCATTGCCTCAAACTTTTTAGCAAAGGGTGAGAGCCTGACTGATAGTGAGGGCAATGAGCGTGTGTATGATTATGAGGATATTGACCATCCACCGCTGCACGCTAACTGCCGTTGTGTAATACTGCCGGTAAGGGATTAGGGGTAAGCCATGGATCACATAGATAAACTAGCACTACAACAGCAACATGATGACCACATTGAGGGTGCTGAGCTCATGCGTAAGCTCATTACTGTCATGGAGTTTTTAAACAATAAGGATATAAATGTCAACCTACCTGAAAACCTACGCATCAGCTCAAAGGGTGTTACCAAGGTTGAGGGTGACGTTAAAGCCATTGTTGCTAATGCCATTGAGGTAAGTAACCTAGATGAGCTCACCAAGTACCTTGAGAGCGTACGTGACGAGTTGATCAAGAGCAATGGCCTCACTGCTGATATGATTGCTGAGAGCAAGCGCATTGCTGATGGACGTACTGAGCCACCTGCCATGGTGCTGTTGGTTGACCAATTCACTGAGGCTGTTGGCATACTCAAAGAGCTCAGCCAAAAAGACTTTGGCATCACTAAGGCTAATAATCAGGTTGTAGTTTTCCCTAAGCAGGCCAAGGATGCTATGCCTGTGCGCCTTGTCATGAGCAAGGATAACCGATTTTATGACGCAATGTTTAGCACGCAATTTAGTGCGCCTGACAATGTACGTGTCAATAATGATAGTGGTAACCCTGTGCCAGTTGAGATTGTTGGTGGTGCATCAAGTGCACCAGTTGGCATCAACGATGCCTCAGATAACCGTATCAACCCTGCTACAAAAGAGGATATTGATGCCATTGCTAGTGCATTGGCAGATCTAGCTACTGAGCAAACCGCTGATGATCAGGTTGATATACTCAATGAGATCCAAATAGCTGTTGAGGCAATAGCCCATGCACGTGGTGTATCTGCTGACCTAAGGGTAACCATTGTGGGTGGATTAGTAGCTATTACATCAGGAACAATAACTAACCTAGCTCAGATGGGTGCACAACCGTTACAGCCATACATACCTGCACAATTAAACCTGACAGCTATACAATCTAATATAAATAACGTTATAGTATCATAAGGAGTATATAACCATGGCTATTACACAACGCAACACACCATTACTACACCGCAAAGAGTGGCAAATGATGACACCTGCACCTGCTGCTAGTGCTGCTGGTGCATTTGTAATATCACCTGATAGCGGTAACTTTAATAATGCAATGTATGTATTGAGCGCAACCGCTCACTATCTATACAACCATGATGAGGATGCGTTTATGCAGATCCCATCAGGTGCATTGGCTGGTACGTTTGGTGCTGGTGCGTGTGGCGTGTATCACCCGTGGTCAATCAACTACACAGCTAACGGTGGATCAACAACTAGCGTTACCGTTGCTGCCGGTACTCATAACATTACTGGCCGTGCTGTAGGCCAAACTATTGAGTTTATCAGTGCTGGTGCATCATCAGGCTTTAGGACTACCATTGCAAGCATATTAAACAATGCAGGTGCAGGTACTATTACCCTCAACCTTACCAGTGCTGCCCCTGCCGCTATCGCTAACGCACACACCTTTAGGCTAACAACAGGCCGTTTCTATGTTATGAACGCCGGTACAATAGCCGCTGGTATATTTAAGGTATTTGACCTTGCCACAGTTGCATGGCAGGCAAGCCTTGCTACAACTAACTTACCTGCTACATGGGGTACTGACGGCAAGTTAGTGGTTGCATATAACTTTGGTGAGATCTATGCAACAGGCACAGCCACGGCTGGTGCTGCTACAACAATCACTAACGGTGCTAAGGCATGGACTACAAACCAATGGGCTAACTATCAAATACGTATCACTGCTGGTACTGGTGTTGGTCAGGTACGTACTATTGCATCTAACACAGGCACGGTTATCACCGTATCTGCTAACTGGACTACAAACCCTGATACCACTAGCCAATACGCTATTGAGGCTAATGAGGATTACCTATATTTGATGGGAAACAACGCTGTAACAATGTACCGCTACTCGATCAGTGCAAACACATGGACTGTTGTAAGCCCCGGTGCTGCACGTGGTGGCGCACCCGGTGCTGGTATGACAGCTAACGCATTTGGCAAAACAGGTGATGCGTTATGGGCAACTGAAAACGCTATACTTGATGGTCGCTATATTTACTCATTGCGTGGCGGTGGTACTGGTACGCTAGACCGTTACGATATTGCCGCTAATACATGGGCTACGGTTACTTACATCAACTCAGAAACATTTACTACTGGATCAAGTGCATTTAATATGGGTGAGTTTCTATACATCCGCAAAGATGCAACAAACCGTTTCTTTAAGTACTCAGTGGTTGATAATGTACAACGGCCACTTACTACAAACCAGTACCCTGACGGTACAGCCATAGTTGGTAGCAAGGTATGGGTTAAAAACCTAGTTGGTGCTACGGGTGTTGCATGGATATACAGCCTGCAAAACACAGGTGTTGCACTGCATAGGATGATGCTGTATTAAAAGATTGGGGGGCTAGGTGAAACCAGTACATTGTAAGAGTTGCCGTAAACTGTTAGGTAAATATCACGTGCTAGTGGGTGAGATCCAATGCCAACGGTGTAATTATCGTACTGAGTACCGGGTACTCACTGAGCGGTTTATCAGGGCTGTGCAGGATGGTGATAACCTAGCACTGAGTGGTGAGGTAGGCATTTTGCTTGATCATGTTGCTGAACCTATTGCACAACCATAAACGGTGTTATACAATTTGAGCAGAGGCCAATAGAGCCCACAGGCATTTTTGCTTGTGGGTATTTTTATTGTAAGGAGTTAAACGATTATGGAAACTGAGACGAAACTAATACAGGGTAAGTTAAACCGCATGCCGGTGACGTTTAAAGTTAGCACTGATGCTAACCTACCTCATGGCACTATTGAGTGTATTATTGCTACTGAGGACTTAGACCGCCATGGTGAACACATGAGCGTCAAGGGCATTGAAACGCCACGCAAAAACTACAAATGCTATTACAACCATAGCTACTCAAACAGCACTGATCTGCCTATTGGTATGATTGAAAAGCTGACTAAATCAGCAGGGCAGTTGGTTGGCCGTATCAAGCTGGCCGTCAATGAGTACCCATTTGCAGAGCAGATTTACAAGCTTGTGCAGGGTGGTTACCTTGATAGCATGAGCATTGGCTTTGTACCAAAAGAATGGGATGAGGCCACACTCACATGGACTAAATCAGAGTTTGTTGAGGCATCTATTGTTGCTGAGCCTGCAAACGTCATGGCATTGATCACCGGCAAGGGATTGAGCCAAGAGGATGCTGATAAGTTTGTTGAGCTTGAAAAGGGCTTTGCAGATGATGTAAAGTTAAAGAGTGCCGATAAAGTCAAGGCCGTCACCGCTGACCTTGATAGTATGAGCCTGAGTGATGTAAAAGCGGTAGCTGAGCATTTGAAATCAAGTATTGGGGCTGTGGAGGAGTTGATCAATCAACCCACCGCATCAACCGCTGACGTTAAAAAGACGCTAATCAAATTGCGTGTTGCTGGCAAGGCCATCAGCAAGCAGGCCGATAGTTTGAATGGCGCAATTAAAATTAAGGTAAAAGGAGTTTAAGACTATGGAAAAAGAGTTTGAACTAGATGAGGCTGCTGTAAAGGCTATTGCGGAACAGGTCAATGTTGACACTGACGCTATTGCTGACAAAGTAGCTGAAAAGATGGCGGCCGCTGCGGCTGCTCAGGCTGACAAGCCTGAAAACAAAGCAGTTGGTGCACAGGATGCTAACGATGGTGTAGCGATCAAGGACATGACCGCTGAGGAACGCACACGTGCTCACCTCAAAGCACTACGTAACGGTGATCGATCATTGGTAAAAGAGTTTAACCAACACTCAGTTGAGACGCTTGTAAAAGCAGGTTACATGAATGTGACCACAGAGGCTGATGGTGGTGGCTTTGTGCCTGATGCAGACCTGCTCAATGAGGTATTTAGCCTTGAGGCTAACTACGGCGTTGCTGCACGGCTTTGCCGCACCGTTGACGTATCAAGTGATAGCATCAAAACTGCTGCGCTTACATCAAATGTTGCGTTTACTGAGGTCACAACTGAAACTGGTACTAAGGCTACTACAAAGCAGAGCTTTAGCTATCCAACCGTTGACCTCCGTGAGTTTGCTGGTATTGTCGTTATGACTGACCAACTGCTTGAGGATAGCGCATTTGACGTACGTGGTTTTGTATCAGAGGAATTGGCACGTGCTGCTGCTAAAAAAGAGGATGAGCTTTTGCTTACCGATAGCACCACAGGACTGCTCAACATCGCTGGTACAGTTATCACACGTGTCGGTGTTGCCCTTGCTAACATGAGTGCTGACAACTTTATTGACGCTGAGTACAGCATCCCTACTGCATCGCAAGAGGGTGGTAGCTGGATCTTAGGCCGTGTTGTTGTGCCTGCGCTTGCTAAGCTCAAGGGTACTGATGGTCAATACATTTGGCGATCAGGCGCTAACGCTGATGTACCGGGTACGATCAATGGCAAAGCTTACTACGTAAGTGAGGTTATGCCTACTGCTACGACTGGTACGAACGTTGGTTATGGTGTCTTTGGTAACTTTGGCCGTTATGCCATTTTGATCCGCAAGGCTGGTATCAAATTGACATTCCACGACAGTGGTACGGTCAACGTTGGTGGTACTGACTTTAACCTCATCCAACAGGACATGACCGCATTGCGTGCTGTTATCCGCCGCAACGTGTTTGTGCCACTGCCGGGTGCGTTTGCAGTGCTCAAATCCAATCCCTAGTAACTAGTGCGTTGGTTTACCCTGCCCTGCTATAATGTAGGGTAGGGATAAGCTAAGGCAGGATGGATAAAAACTATGTACACAAGCGTTACACTCATACAGCAAAAGATTGGCCGGTCACTCACAGCAGATGAGGCTAGTTTTGCTGACGCTGTTGCAATACCTGCAATCACTGGATGGATCAACCAATACATTGGTGTGACGTTTGATGATGCAAATGGTACGTATACTACCTACTCAAATGGTGGTAGCTCAGCAGTATTTATTGGCCTACTCAGTGAGCTCACAAAAGTTGAGTATGCTGATGCTGAGGATAATGTAGATTTGATTGATCCTACTGATTATTACCATGAGGGTAACTGGATATTTACACGCTCAGGTAAACCGTTTTTGGCTGGTGTGCGCAACATCAAGATCACCGGCAAGCTTGCTGATGTACCTGCTGTTATCACACTGGCCGCTACTATGATGGCATCAAAGCCACTCACCTACAAAGGTGGCCGTGAGATCGATCAGGAAAAGATAGGTGATTATCAGGTTACGTACTCTGACCTTACTACACAGGCTGGTGCTGCTGCGCTTGCTGATGATGATGTACTCACATTGCTCAATCAGTTTAAGCCAATGAGGTTAGCATAATGGCACAAATGCCGTTACCGCACTCAATGACGGTCACACGGCTTACACAAAGCGGTGTCAATAAAGAGGTGTATACTCAGGTAGCCGTTGGCATTAAGTGCTTTGTGCAACCTGCAAGCCCTGATAAGTTGGCCGCATTTGGTGATGCTACGTTTACTAAGGGGTTTGTTTGCTATATTGACCATGATGCCAACGTGAGGGTCAAGGATAAGCTACTCATTGGTGATAAGTTATATACGGTCAAGGGTGAGTATGAGCGTGGCTACGGCACTAGCTGGCCTCACAGAGTGCTAGGATTGGAGCAGTTATAATGGGTGCTACCATATCGCTCAGTGTTGAGGATCGTTTTAGATTAGGCATGCGCCTTGCACAGTCACCTGAAAAGGTAGCACGTGTGCTCAATAAAACCATGCTAGGCATTGCTGTTGATATGGAGCGTCAGGCCAAAAAAGAGGTGCCAGTGCGCACTGGCCGTTTGCAGTCAAGCATTTATATGATCCGTGAAAACCTACGCTATACAATCCAACCTGATACGGTGTATGCTGAGTGGGTGCATGAGGGTAGCAAAGGTATACACATACCTGCAAGTCACATGAATAGTAGCTATGATGGCAACCCATTTATGACACGTGCATTTGAGATTGTTGAGCCGGGCGCACGCTCAGAGATAGATAACTGCGTCAAGGAGATTATACAAAGCATATGATACAAGACATTGATGCCGCACTAAATACATTACTCACTAACCTGCAACTTGATGCTGAGGCCATGTTTACTGACGTATTGCCACAGCCACCTGATGACACTACTGACTTTAGTGGTTTTCCATCATGTGCCTATTACTACACGGGCACAGATAGTGACTACTCAACGGTAAATGAAAACCGCCGTGACTATATGTTTGATCTATTTATCTATGGCATATACGCTGAAAAGAGCCTGCGTGATCAGTACGTACTTATGTACAAGCAGATGGATGCAGTTATGGATGCACTCGATAACAGCAATGACCTTGGCATAAATGCTATCATGCTACGGCCTGCACCGGCTGAGGTAGTACGTATTACATCAGAGCGTGGTGATGGCTTACGTGGCCACATCAGACTGCGTTGCTCAACAGATGCCATAGCTAACGGTAGTTAGAGTATTGCACAAATCGCTTTAGGTTAGTATGATAGTGTTAGAGGCCAATTAGAGCCCACAGCTATATTTTAGTTGTGGGTATTTTTAATTAAGGAGCTAAGGATATGACAGAGGTTACAAAACAATCAAGCGATAAGGCAAAGCATGATGACACGCTACGTGTCTTTTGGTTGCCTGACTATCAGGTGAGCGTTGAGGCTCACGATATTGATGAGGCTATCAGCATTGCTGAAAAGCAAGCAAGTAAAAAGGATGAGGGAGATAACTAGCCATGAGTGAATACACAGGCCGCAAGGTAGCGTTTGGCATGAAAAAAGAGACAGTACGTGGTACTGCCGAAACGAGTGCCGCAATTTGGCTCAATCAGTTGAGCCTAGGGTTTTACCCACGTGCTGAAAAAGCACTAAATGAGAGTGCCATGGGCGTACTCTTTAAACAAAATGATAGTGCCACTATGACCAAATGGGGTGAGGGTGATTTTGAGGTCAAGGCCACTGAGGTCAACCTTGGTTACTTATTGCATGCTGGCATGGGTGCAGTTAGCTCAGTAGCTAAGTCAGCACCAAACGCCGTTGTGTATGATCACACATTTACGTTTGATCAAAGCAACAGCCCACAGTCGTATACGTTTTTCCGCAAGGATGACAACATCAATGAGGCATATGCCCTTGGTATGGTGTCACAGCTTGAGTTTAACGCTGAGCTTGGTAAGTGGGTACAGGTCAAGGGTACTGTTATCACTAAGCCTGCTACTACGTCAACGGCAACCGTTGCACGCACCAATGATACTGAGTTTAAACCTAAGCACATGGCTGTACGTTTGGCATCAAACGTTGCTGGCCTTGCTGGTGCAACTGACATTGCAACAATCCAATCACTGCGCCTCACCATGGATAGGGCAGTTGACCGTGACCTGCAAACAGGCACTGATACGCCATATGACATCAGCGTGCGTGAGATTGAGATTAGCGGTGAGATCGTACTGCGCCACACTAGCGATACCTACCGTCAAGCATTTGAGGCTGACACTCAGCAGGCTATGCGCATCAGCTTAGTCAACAGTGATGTTACCATTGGTACATCAGCTAACCCCGGCTTGGTCATTACCTTGCCAAAAGTCACATTTGATAACTGGCAGATCGATCAAGGGCTTGGTGATAAAGTCAACCAAACCATTGGTTTTAAAGCGTTATTTGACATCAGCGCTGGCAATGCCATGAGTGCTGTGTTGACTAACCTAACTACCAGTTATTAGGGTATAATTGGGTTATAGCAATTAAGGAGGCTAGAGAATTATGAGCAAGTTTAACCTAAAAAATCGTATCAATTTACAGCCGGTACTTGGTGATAGTCACAAAGATGACTACATGGAGTTTGAGCGTGTGGCAATGACAGACGCAAAAAAGCTGGCTGAGATAACTGGTAACGTTGACCCTAAGAACATTAAAGATAAAGAGGCCTTGGAAAAGGCGGATCAAGCGGTTGACTTTATCCGTAATCGTTTTGTCAGTGGCATGATCACTGATGAGGTAAGCGGTAAGCAAATCGCTGTTGACGCTGAGGACTTTGACAACGGTAACCTACCTATTGAGGTAATCAACTACTGTATACGTCAACTGATGGGGATAAAACCTGAGGGTTTTACGACGGCCTAGCGGCTTGCATCATACGTGATGCACCCATACCAGATACAGACGTTGGGCTTGCACTTATAAGGTATCGCTATCGCAAAGAGTTTGGCCTCACTGCTCATCAGATGGATCAAGAGCCATATGATGAGGTACAAACCGTTGTACAGATATGGAAATATCAGGAGCAACGTGACAAGTTAGAGCAAAAAAGGTCAGAGAGCAAATATAGGAGCTAAGCGATATGCAAAACAATAGACTTGAGATACTAGTAACCGCAAAAGATGCTGCGAGTGATGTTATTGCCGGTGTTGGTAAGTCGTTTGGGCATTTGAGTGATGCTGCTGTAACTGGATCAAAGGCAATGTTAGCTGGTGTGGCCGTGGCTGGTGCTGCCGTTGTTGCTTTTGGTAAGCAGTCAGTTGATGCTTATTTTGGTGCGGCTGAGGCCAGTGCCAAACTAGCCACCAACTTGCTGAACGTTAAGGGTAATACCCAAGCTAACGTTGATAGCCTTGAGCAGCTGGCATCTAAGTTGCAAAGTGTGGGTGTTATTGAGGATGATGTTATTAAGGCTGGTATGAGCCAGCTGGCTACATTCAACTTACAGAGCTCAACCATTGCCACATTGACCCCTAAGATTGCAGACATGGCCACACAGCTTTATGGCTACAACGTCAATGCTGAGCAGATGGCACAGATAAATAACCTAGTTGGTAAGGCAATGACAGGCTCAACTGGTGCGC